GTATTTGGTCGGCAAGATAAGCACCTGTGCTGGGGCGTGAGTCGAAGTCCTTATCCACATCAATAGCCCTGACGATTCCGTTAGACGGATCGGGATTGTGGTCACTCTTACGATTGGAGTGTGCGGCATCGCCTATCCAACCATCGGACTTTCTATCGCGGTCAGGAAAGGAATCATCAATCTGCTCACGAAGTTGTTGCCCTGCTTTACAGAGTAGAGGCTTCATCAAGACTCTTTAGATATGCCTGATAGTCAGAGTTGCCCAAGTCTTTAGGAATGTTTGACACATTTCCTTCAGCATCAACTCTCATGATTGTTTCGTTTTCTTCTCTTACAATATATGTGTATTCCATTTTACAACTCCGCGCTTGCTACCCAGTTTAAGTATATGAACCTTGCTGCATCTATCGTCATTGAACTGCCTGAACTATTTCTGACAATAAACATTGATTGACTTGCACGCCAAGGGTCAGCGCTGTTAGCACCGTAATCAGTACCGCTCGAATTAGATGATCTGTTTGTTACTCCATTATACGAGTAAGTTGTAATTGTTGCATCGGTTCTTTTCGTTACAGCAAACCTATAAGTTTGATAACTTTCATTGTTAGCAACGCTTGAAATAGGGACAACAGAATCATTTGTATCTGAACCCGAAGTACCTGGCACTACTGATTGTCTGTAAGATTTTTCGTAATACCTTTGGCAAGCAGCCAACTCAGTTGCTAACGAACCTGTTGCGGTTGCAAAAACAGTAGCAGTACTGCCAATTTCCCATTGAACATCTGCGATGTCCATATAATCATTTGCACCAGCAGTTCCAGTTGGTGTATAAACTAATTGAAAACCTACCTGTGTGGCTGCTGCATTAACTGTTCCAGTCATTGTAAAGCGCTGCCAAGATGTAGTTAAAACATTTCCTTGATTAGCGATGCTTGCACTGCCAGTAAATCCTGCAATCTGATTTTGGTCTGTACCTGTTCCATAAACTGCTGGAGAAAACATTGTATTTGATGCAGCAGAAAAGTTAGCGCCAGCGCGAGCATAGAAAGAAAGCGTAAGTGTTTTACCTGCTAAAGGTCTGGATTGTATAGTTTCAAGCGTGTAAAAAATAGATATTTCTGATGTGTTGATGTTGCCGCTATTGCGTTGCATGCGGATATAATACAAACTGCCATTTGGGCTTGTGTTTTGTCGGCTAAAAGTTCTGCCAGTAGTTGCAGAATAAATGTTAAATCTATCTGGACCAAAGAAGCCTGTGCCATTTGTTGAAGTAAAACTTGTTCCCCGTTGCCAGATGTTAAAATTGGCATTGTAAACCAAGTTCTTGCCCGCGTAGTTATTACCTGTCTGACCAATCAGATTGACTGTTCCATTAGTATCATTGACATCCGATGCGGAATAGACATCTCCATTCGCATAGGTCGTTTTTAGTGGAAGTCCAACAGCCATTAGCACACCTCTTTCATAGGGTCAATTCTAGTACATAACATCGAGTAAAGGCTCCTGTGTAGCAAAAGTGGTCACCCAAGTGTTAGGGGTGATTGTGTGGGCTATGCCCTGAATCTGTAGCTTCTTTTGGATAGTTGATCCACCAGGTTGCTCATTGGTTATATCTACTGTGTCAAAGAACTCCAGACTTAATCCTACTGTAACGCCTGCTGAGTAGTTAGGAGTCACCAAGTCTAAAGTAATTGTTTCAATGCGGATAGAAGTTTCTTTGCGGCTGTCCACATAAGCAGTTGCTAGGGCTAGCGCGTTGGCATCTGTCTGCATGAGCATATCTGTAGCTGTAATAGATCGTGTGAAGTATTGGGCAATAGATGCGGCATCTGAGTAAGTCTGTGCTGTGCCACCAATACGGGTCACAGTTGCCTTGTTCACGATTGTCTTGTCATCTAGGGCAAAGGTAATTCCTGCATAGTTGATACCTGTGCCTGTTTGATTAAATACTGTAGGGCTAGCAGCTTGGGCATCTACTACAAATTGTCTGCCCTTGAAGGTTGCAACGCCGTTTTCGTTAATGTAGAACGCGCCCTGCTCGGTGAACTCGGCAGTCTGGATTGCTTGAAGAACTGTGCGAGTTGTGCCAGGGTCTGCCACGCAAGTCGTAGCTCCTGTGCCAATGCTGGTAAATGCAGGCGGCCAGGCAATCATGCTGAGAATAGATTGAACGCGCTGCGCCGTTGTCTGCCCTGCTGTGCCACCTGTAACGGTTGTGACATTCGAGTTATACATCAAGCGGAATGCGTCATAACAGATAAATGTGCAATATCCTGTTTCTTGACCTGTTGGATAGGTGTAGCGATATTCGGTGATATAACCGCCAAATAAGCCATAAGTAACGCCGCCATAGATAGCAGATGCCTGTATCTTCCTAAGTGGCTGTAATAGCCCGTAATAGGGGCTAGAGGTGTTCTGTGGGTTAAAGTCACCGTTTGGATCAACAATTCTAATAGTCGCTGAGCCGGACTCGTAATTATCTTGCAAAAGGTTGCGCCCTCTGCGAGTCGAAATGTCAAGTGTGCTAGTTGAAACATCGACAATGACAGGAACGCTAGAAGCAAGTTCGGCAAAGCCTAATTGTGAAGTACCCAAGATAAACGGATTACCGAATGAAGCTCCACCCGATAGATTTATCTTGACCGATATTGTTGCAGGTAAGCCCATTATCTGTACGCAGTCGAGTAGGAGATTGGGATTCCAGAAGCTTGGTTATTGATGATGCCCTGAGTAATGGCAGATACCAAGTCACGCTCTGTACTAACTGAACCTTGAACATTGACGCTGACAATGTAATTAGCCGCGCCCTGTGCTGCGTAACGAGCGCCTGATAAAGCCTGTGACATGGATAACCCAGCGCCTAGACCTTGATTGAGCGAAGCTGCTGCAATCGACTCAGTATTTACATCCGCTGCGGTATAACCCCTACCTGTGTTGCCCGTTGCAACTTGCAGTTGTTTCACCTGATTAGCAATGCTATCGAGTAAGGCTCTAATTGTTAATCGAATAGCTTCTGTAAGCGCCTTCATGGCATCTTCAGCTTGATTGGCTTTCATAATCATTCCAGCCATAGCAGCATTCTGATCCTTAATTGCGATAAGCGACAAGATACGCATTCTTGTTTCGCCATCGGTTGATTGATTTAATGCTGAATATAATCCCACACGCTCAACATCGAACTTCTTTTCTAATGCTGCAAGGGCTTTTTCATCGCCTGTTAAAGCAAGTTTACGGGCTGTAAGATCGTTATCAATCTTTTTTAATGTGTTGCCTGTTCTAGTGAGATTTACTGCATCTTTTTCTGCTTTTTTTCTAGCAGCAGTCTGAGCGCGTTGAGTGTCTTGGCTGCCTGCAGACATTGATACATTGCCCATGCCGCCAGGTATAGCGCCTTGCCTAAATTGTGATTTCTTTAAGTTTTCTCCGCCTTTAGCAAGAAGAAATGTAAGAGCTGCAATAGCGGCAGTAACCGGTGCAAAGTAAAGTAACAGTAATGATCCGATGGCAATAATTACAGGCTTCAAAGCCTCGAACTGCTTAATCATAAATGCAATGTTTTTTGCGCCTTCGGCAATACCTGTAGCCATGTCATTGATAACGGTTATTGCCCCACCAGTACCACCTTGACCGCCTGATAGAACTCCTAAAGCTTCTACTAAACCTTTACCGATTGCTTCTTTAGCATCATTGACTGCGACAGTTAGCAGAGCCATTTGACCTGCAAAGCCCTTAGTTGCCTCTAATGCTTGACCTGAGAACCTTGCTTGTAGCTCTTTGGTGATTTCATCCATATCACCAGCTTTGAGAGTTGCCTTAGATAAGCCTGCACCTAAGCGGCTAAGTCCTGTTGTCTGACCTGCGTATCCACGCGCCAAAGCCAAAGAGACTTGGTTTAAGTCTCTGCCTGTACCAGCGCTGATGTCTAAAGCAAGTGCTAACGCATCCTGCGACTTCTTAACATCGCCTGTGGTTGTAATCAGGGTTCTAAATGCTGGACGAAGATCATCATCGAGAACGCCTGTTGTGCGTTGCATTCTCTGAATAAATGATTCAACATCTAATTGAGCAAAGGCATTGCCTGTATTGGCAACTGCTAAGGCTAAAGATCGTGCAGCCTTCTCATCCTCTGCAAATGCCTTTACAGCTAGTTTACTAAAATTGGTAATTGCTCTCGCGCTAAAGGCAACGCCTAACGCCATGCCTAGATTCTTGACGGATCGTTGCAATCCAGCGGTGGCTTTATCAGCCTTTTGGAATGCGTTCTTGCCAGTAAACTGTGCGGCTATATTTATAGCAATATCGGCGGCAGCCATTATTTACCCATCCATGAGAGACTTCCACCGCGACCTTTGGAAACGGCTTTATTGAACTTTACTGCTGAGTTTTCAATCGCTTTGATAACAGCGGCATTAGTTTTGCCGCCATCTTCTGCCCATGCACGAAAGATTACGCGACCCTTCATCTTGCGGCTAGATCGACCTGATGCGCCTTCTGAGCGTGAGTAAGCATCGACAATGCGACCTTCTTGATTCATTGCTTGAACAAACAATGAACCTGCTTCTGGGTTATTACTCTTGCCATAGTTTTTGCCTGTGCTAGTTGTGTAAACAGAGTTCATGCCAGGAATGCTAACTGTTCTTCTTTTAGCTTGTTCGCGACCATTAGGATTGACACGACCTGCTGTTTCATAGATAGCACCAGCTGCAGAAGCATTGACAATTCTAGCCAAAGAACTAAAACCTTTTTTATTTGGCTTTGATGGTGTTGTCTTATATCCAATACCACGCTTGGCTAATCCAGCGCTATATCTAGGAAACTTGCCTGTAACTGCTGGCTGACCCCAACCGCTTAAAGGCGCTGTTGATGGAATGTAACCACGCGCCTTAGCAGTAATTGGCTTTAACAATCCACCAATTTCTTTTTGAGTTTCTTTTGCTAGATCAGGAGTGAACTTCTTCAATGCCTTGCGAAGTTCAACGCCGCCTTTGATTTCTGTTGGCATTGGCTATCTCCTTCGCTTCATCTTGTAGAACCTTGATTAGGTTCTTTAGCATTACTTCATCTAGCTCTAATAATTGTGTTGGCGAGATCCCGAGCCTGACGCTTAATTTAGCAATCAGGTAGGTGATCGAGTCTCGCCCTAAGC